GTTGGGCTAGAGAGAAATTAATGAGATTGTTGTTTATGAATGGAAGACATTGGAAAGTTATGCTTATTATCACTATGCAATATCCATTGGGAGTTCCACCCAATTTAAGAACAAATATTGATTACACATTTATTCTGCGAGAACCTTATATCAATAATAGAAAGAGAATTTACGAGAATTATGCAGGTATGTTTCCTACATTCGAAAGTTTCTGTCAAGTAATGGACCAATGCACCGAAAATTATGAATGTTTAGTAATAGCTAATAATGCAAAATCTAATAAATTAGAAGACCAAATTTTTTGGTATAAAGCTAGTGCCCACGGTAAATTCAAATTAGGGTCTAAAGAATTTTGGGAACTTTCATCTCAATTAGGTTCAGATGACGAAGAAGAACAATTTGACCCAACAGCAACACGTAGAGGACCAAAAATCAATGTTAAAAAAAGCAAATGGTAAACAATAAATAGGTATTTATTTATATTCTATCTTTTACTTTATCAAATTCTCCTCCACCAAATACATTCTTTTTCTCTAGATTTTCTCGCGCTTCTTTTACATAATCATAAGAGCATTCGTGCTTTGTAAAACTAAAATGCTTCATACAAAATTTAAGACCACATTTACACTGTATTGATGTCAGTGATAACTTAGCATTACAATCTTTATGTCCGCACCGTTTCTGACGTTTAGATTTTGATTTCTTTTTTTTTTCTTTTCGACAAGTGCGTTTGCTATCTATAAAGACAGGTTTATCTATTTTGGGTTTACTATTAAGATTATTATTTTCATCCAATTTGACAGATGTATCTATTTTTAATTGTTGTGGTTTATCGATATTCATTTTGTATATACTCTATATTTTTATATATAATTAAATTCAATTTTATATAAAAATAACTTATTTATCAATTTTTTTATTCGTCATTTTATTTGATTCTTTTGTTCTTACATCAGGTCTATCAAACAACTCTTTTCTGATATCTGCCGAAGATGTGGTTTGCGAATCGCCGCCAAAAGAGTTTACAGAAGTATTTTGTAATTGAGAAGACTCGTCAATATTTTGAGTAAGACGATTCCCGTGTTCTTTAGCCATTTTTTTATTTTCTTCTATTGCTTTCTTTTTAGACTCGGCTACACGTTTTTCAAATTCTTGTTTTGCTTTATTTTCATTTTTATTTTTCTCTTGCATTAATTGATTTAGTTCTTCTTCAAGATACTCAACTCTACCAGTTTTATAAGCATCTGGTTCAAATGGCATCCACATTCCAACTGGCCCTACATAAACATTATGATTTGGATCAATTTCGCGCAACATTTGACATCTGAGCTCTGCTTCTTGTTGGGTGGGATAACTTCCTCTAACTTTCAATCCTCGAACATTTGTCTGAAATTCAAAATTTTCCGAAAAAACTTTAGTAATTTCTTCTTCTTTAGCATCTAAAAAGTTTTTCCAATCATCTTCAATTGTCCCGTTCAATAAAAGGTCCTTCTCGCTTTTTTTAAAATCTTCCAGGTCTGATATAATTTTGTCATTATCAAGTCCATATTTATAGATAATAAACTTAAGAAACTGTTCAAATTTTCCCAAAGATTTAGAATAATCAAAATGCTTTAGGAATTGCTGGAACATAAACAAATTCTTTTGCTTTAGGATTTTTTCAGGACTAATAAAACTAACACATACAAATTTTTGTCCTGAAACAGCTTTATCCTCATCTAAAACATCGACATATTTAGGATTTTCTGAACCATCCAAATTTGTTTTTCGCATAAAACCAATTTTTGCATTATTCATTATAAATATCAAATATGTTTTATTTTTAAGTATCCATACTCATAAATATTTTTTCTCGATATTAATTATAACATGAACGTAATGGGTATGCTTGATTTAGGCGAGCTCGTCAAACGAGCCGTTAAGTACATTGTTGAAGGTATTATGGTAGCTCTTGCTGCTTATGCCATCCCTAAGAAATCTTTGAATGTGGACGAAGTTCTTCTTATTGCTTTGACCGCTGCAGCAACATTCTCCATCCTTGATACATATGTTCCATCAATGGCTGTTTCCGCACGCTCTGGTGCTGGTTTCGGTATTGGTGCTAATCTTGTTGGCTTTCCACGTATGTAGGTGAGTTTATATTAATCGTATAAATCTAAAAAATTTATATGATTTTTTTTAAGAAATTATATAGTTTCAATAAATTGCCATTGTAATTCACCACAAATCTTCTTCCATATTTCGTCTTGTTCAATTCTTTTTACAGGATCTTTTAACATTGGAAAAAATGGCAAAAATTTATCCTCTCCCAATAGCTCACAAATTTTATATAAAACATAATAATAATTCAAAAAATTTACTCTATCATCTGGACAGTGTTTTGCGTAAGGTTTCTGTATTTCCATAAATAAATTACATAATGTTGCTTCTAACTCTGGAGACATTACCGGGGGTTTAATGCCCAATTTATCTTTTATGAAAGGAATATGCTCATAATATTTATTATAACCTAACTTCTTAAGAATATCTTTAGCTTTTTTGTTAGACATATCATTTAAAGTAATACGCTCCTTTATAATTTGCATTTTGATTTGTTCGATAACTTCTTGTGGAATTTGAGTAGTTTCTTTTGCTTGAAATTGCGCAAGAATCTCTCTAAAATGATTTATCCGTTTATAAGCATAAAAGCAAACTTCTTTCGGTGGTTCTTTATAAGATGGCTTTTCATTTTCAATTAAAAATTTAACTTGGCAATGACACTCTTTGCATACTAGTATTCCTTCATTACAAATAGGAACCAATTCACCTTTACAATGAATACAAACTTCATAATCAACCTGATAATCTTTGATATTTAAGAATGTTTGATCAATATTGCACAGATATTTTTGAGTAAGATTTGTTTCTTCTCTTTTTACATCCTTTTTCTCTTTTGTTTTAGAAAAAAAAGAATGTAGAATTTTTTTTTTACTATGTCCTTCCGAGACATCTTTTTTTTTCTCAAAATAAGAAAATATATGTTCAGAATTATTTAAAAAATATTCTTTTTCCTTTTTACTATTTTTAGCAATTCTTTTTCTTATATCTTTGATTTTATCTTTATACTCAAGACGTTTATCCAAACTTAAACTTTCATCTTTTAGCAAATTTTTATAATTAAATTTTTTCTTGTGTAACTCTGGAATCAATACTGTTTTAATATTTTCAAATTCATCTATTTTTTCATTATGTTTACTATCAAGAGTAATATTTGATTTCGAAATAGCCTTGATTTTTTTCTTTGATTTAGGTTTAAAATTAGGCATATATTAATACTACCTGCATTTATTTAATAGTTTATAAGTTCAATTAATTTATCTATTTTCTAGTCTTTGTCTAACAATATGAATAACATTACCAATATAAATGAAATAAATCACATAAAATTACAAAAAATGGCATTTATTTACAATGCTTTAGAAGACGGTTGGACAATTAATAAGCGAAATGATTGTTATATTTTTAAAAAGAATCATGAAGGGAAAAAAGAAGTATATTTAGATGATTATCTTAGACGATTTATGAAGGATAACTTTAACTTAGAAAAATTGTTCTCTTAATATTTTACGAATTAGTGTGTTTTTCGTAAAATTTTTTTCTTTAGCAATATTATAACAAATGGGAGGAGGATTAATGCAACTCGTAGCTTATGGCGCTCAAGACGTCTACCTTACTGGTAACCCACAGATCACTTTCTGGAAGGTTACATACCGCAGACACACCAACTTCGCAATGGAATCTATTGAACAAACATTTAACGGACAGGCTGACTTCGGACGCCGTGTTCAGTGCACTATCTCCAGAAATGGTGATCTTGCATACCGCACCTACCTTCAGGTTACTCTCCCAGAGATTAACCAAGGTATGTCTGGTCAAAGTAATGCCCAAAACACCCCAAACGCCGCCGGCAACAACGAAGGTATTTTCGCTCGTTGGTTGGACTACCCAGGTGAGCAGCTTATCTCAATGGTTGAAGTTGAGATTGGTGGGCAGCGCATCGACCGTCAATACGGTGACTGGATGCACATCTGGAACCAGCTTACCATGACTTCCGAACAGGAACGTGGTTACAACGCTATGGTTGGTAACACCTTGCAGCTTACATACATCACTGACCCTAAATTCGCTGATGTTGCAACTGCTTGCTCAGCCTCTGACGTGCCAGATGCTGTCTGCGCACCTCGCAGAACTCTTCCTGAGACCACACTTTACGTGCCTCTTCAGTTCTGGTTCTGCCGCAACCCTGGACTTGCTTTGCCTTTGATCGCACTTCAATACCACGAAGTTAAGATTAACCTCGAGCTTCGCCCAATCGATGAAGTTCTTTTCGCTGTCGAGCAGCTTGATTGCAGCGCCAGCGGCGCCCAAGGCAGCAGTGTTAAGGCAACCGCTGCTTACCAGCAATCACTCGTTGCTGCTTCACTTTACGTTGATTACGTGTTCCTTGATACCGATGAGCGCAGACGTATGGCTCAGAACCCACACGAGTATCTTATTGAGCAACTTCAGTTCACTGGTGATGAATCCGTCGGTTCCTCATCCAATAAGATTAAGTTGAATTTCAATCACCCTTGTAAAGAGGTTGTTTTCGTTGTTCAGCCAGACAAAAATGTCAACTACTGTGCTTCCCTTGAATGTGGAACAGTTTTGAACAACGCACTCGGTGCTCAGCCATTTAACTACACTGATGCCGTTGATGCTTTGCCAAATGCTCTTCTTGCATACTCTGGTATTAACGCAGCACGTGGACAGAATGGTGTTATCACTGCTTCCGGTCTTTTCGAAGACCCTGCTGCCGGTGATGTTTCTGTTGTAAGCGAATGGGCAGACGCTCAGTCTGTTGCTTCAGCTTTCCCAGAAAACAACCGGCCAGGCGTCGGAGGTGAGCCCGGTGGTGCTGACTCTGGTGTCTCTGATGCAGGTTCTTACGTTCTTGCTGAGACCGCTTTGTCATTGCACTGTTGGGGACAGAACCCAGTCGTTACCGCTAAGCTTCAGCTTAACGGACAGGACCGCTTCAGTGAGCGTGAAGGTTCATACTTCGATGTTGTTCAGCCATTCCAGCACCACACACGTAACCCAGACACTGGTATCAATGTTTACTCATTTGCTCTCCGTCCTGAGGAGCACCAGCCATCTGGAACTTGCAATATGTCCCGTATCGATAATGCTACCCTTCAGCTTGTTCTCTCATCCGCCGCTATCGGTGGTGATGACACCGCTAAGGTCCGCGTTTACGCTACCAACTACAATGTCCTCCGTATCATGAGTGGTATGGGAGGTCTTGCATACTCCAATTAAGCAGTTTAACTGTTCTGATAAAATAATAATTTTTCACCTAGAAAATTTATTATTAAAATATATCTTTTCTCTTGTTACTGTAAATGGAAACAACAAATGTTCTTCTTATTGCTCTTCTTTTTATTATGATTTACCTCGTTCTTATGCTTTCCCAAAGAAAAACGCAAAATAGTGTAGTTCATTTTAGAGGTCCTAGAGTTAACTATTGGGGTGGACAAGGACCCATATGGTCTGGTCCTAGACCCGGTAGAAGACGCCCACGCTTTCGCAGACGTTTCTGGTGGTAAATTAATTATCTAACATTATTTTATAATGGCAAAAACAAAATTTAAAATAGGTTTAGCAGAAATCATTGCAATCTGTGCTGTTTGCATCATTTTATATATGTTGTTTACCGGATATCACGGTGCGTCACAACAAGACATCGTTGTTTTAGAAAGAGATACATCCCCACAGTTTATTCCCGTATTTTTCGGAGGTAGAGGCGGCAGAGGTATGGGCGGTGGCAGAGGTATGGGCGGCGGCAGAAGAATGGGTGGCGGCAGAAGAATGGGCGGCAGCAGAAGAGGTGGTAGATGTCCCGGACCCGGACCGTGCCCGCCAAAAGGACCAAAAAAAGGTCCTAGATTACCTAGTATGCCTGTTCCAAAAATTCCCAAGATGCCAAAAATACCTAAAATTCCTCCTCCTCCAGGACTATAAAATTGAATTTAATTAATTAAATATTTATTAATTAATTAACCCAAATGGAAATAGGAACACACATCCGAAAAATAAAAAAATTCTTGCCCAGTCTGAAAGCATTCTACAATTATGAAGAAAATTTAAAAAAACCTTGTCAAATATTTACTGGCTCACCAAAATTTTGGCGGAGACCTGGACTCGACCCCGAAGATGTTTTAGCAACAAAAAATTACCTAGAACAATACAATCTAAATGTGTTTGTGCATTCTATTTATTTGTGTAATTTATGTAAACCTTTTGGAGTATTTAGAGAGAAAGCATTTGCTTGTTTGAAATGGGAACTTGAAACTGGTGCTCTTATAGGCTTTAAAGGTGTTGTTGTTCATTGTGGAAAATCATTGAAAATGCCTTTGGAAGAAGCATTGAACAATATGTATACAAATATGAGCGTTTTGCTACCATATATATGCCCTACTTGTCCTCTTTTGTTGGAAACATCTTCAGGACAAGGCAGTGAAACACTTTATCAATATAATGCGTTTAGCAAATTTTATAGTAGATTCACAAAAGAACAACAGCGAAAAATAAAAATATGCATTGACACGTGTCACGTGTTTGCTGCTGGACACGACCCGTTGGAATTTTTGCAAAAGTGGGATAAAGATCACCCCAACACACTTGTGCTAGTTCATTATAATGATTCAAAAGAATGCTGTGGTGCAAAAAAAGACAGACACGCGGCACCCGGAGAAGGACACATAGGGGCAGAAAAAATGAGTCTAATAGCCGATTGGTGTAGAGAACGCAATTTGCCGATGGTGTTGGAAAATTAATATAAATAAATATAAAATTTTATTTTTATTGAGTTTATATATATATATATGGGAAAAACAATAAGAAG